GCAAAAACAAATATACGCATCGCCGTGAAAACATGTTCTTTATTCCCTTTCTGGACTGACAGATACACAATGCCGTAACAAACCATTAAAAATAAATAAGTGTCGGATAATTGACTATACATTGGGTGCATCAGGCTTATAGCCCCAACGCCGATCATCGCCCCGGCCCATATGCTGATTTTAGCAACATGGTAGGCCAGCATGAGGGTAGCACCCATCTTAAAAATAAGGTGCATTAACAAATACATGCTCACTTCCGGGTATACAAACCCACCGAAAGGCGATCTAAACAGTGCGATTGCACCGATTATGATAGCAATTATCTTCAATTATGGCCTGATATAAAATAAAGTGAATCCCATAGCACCGTTACCGCCATAGGTATCTGTGAAGTCTGCTGACACTGTAGCTGTCAAAAGCACCGTTGCTGCTGCGTTTGCATGGTCCCCTGCTGTATTTGCTGACATGTCAACATAGGTTCCTGCCGTGAACACACTTTGCCCTGCACTCGCACTATAGCAAGCTGTATCGCCAGACACACCGGCTATGAGTACAACTGAGCCACCTTCTGTGAATCCTGTTGAAACAACCGATTTCCAGCCGATAGGGATTGCACCAATTGGCAAGGTAGGCGTTAATGATAATGTCCCGGCTGAAGCTCCACCGTCTGTGAAATCACTGGCGGATATTGATTGATAAATCTGATAGATCGGGTTTGTCAATGACGTATAATTGTCATCTGCAAAAACGTTTACTGATATGAGCATGAATAATGCAATCAGCAATGTAATAAGTTTTTTCATTTTTTTATCCTTTTTCCCGGTTTTCTTTTTTTAAGTGTTTTAACCGTCTCTTGGAGTCCTTCAATAATAACCTTCAAGTTTGACTCCCTCAATTCGGCATCTTTTAACTGTTGTCTTAACTTTTTTGCTTTTTTCCTGTCCTGGATTTGTTGGAGGTCTATCATAACAAACCCCCTTCTTGCTTCAACCCTTTTTCAGCGTCTTGACCTGCTTTGTCAACTGCTTCAATGGATTTTAAGAACAGCATTAAATACTTCTTGGCTGCTTGAATTATCGGGAATGCTGCCCCGTCATGGGGTTCAAGTTCGTCAACTGCTTTCCTGAAGAACGCTATCTCTCCCGTGATCTTTTCTTGAAAGATGCGGTTTGATAGAAGCTCCCGTGCAAGTTGCCCGTTTTCAATTAGCTGCTGCTGTTCTGTTAGCTTTAGATCGCTCATTTTCTAACTCCAATCGGTGAATTTCATTAAGATTGTTCACCTTTAATTCGTTTTTGGTTTTAAGACCGTCATATTTTAGATCGGCCTTGGTCTTATCGAGTTCTTTATCTATTTTTAGCTTTTGGTTCTCACCGTCCTTTTGCTGGATTGCTTTTTGCAATTCTTGGTTTTGTTGGGAGCCTTGCTGTATTTGCTGTTGCATTTGCGCCATTTGCTGATCGTGTTTCATTTTATCTTCTTTTTCAACTTCTTCCGGGTCGTTCATCATGCTTTCTATTGGGATATCCAACAACTTATGTTTGCGCTTTATTGCCATTGCTATTTGTGCCGGTGTGCATATTCCTAATTGTATACCGACTTCAACACCAAACTTTATGTATTGGTCAAGAACTTGGGCCGCTTCGATCTTATCTTGTGGTCCCAGGCCGACAACGACTTCTATCTCATATTCAGTTTCTTTTAATAGATCCTCGGCCTTTAGTTGTTTCTCAACCCCTATTATTTTATCAAAGTCAAGGGGTGGTCCAATCTTTTCATTTATCCACAAGCAAAACCGGATTACGTCTTCAAGGCATCTTGATATCCTACGGGCAAGGAGTCTCTCTTTTCTGGCTGCTGAAGTTAAGACCATGTTCATACCGGCTGCTGTCTTGTTTAAAGCGTTACCGGCATCTGTTGACCCTTGAGCCATCCGTGAGTATGGAGTCTTTTCTTCCATAGCGTTCTGCCCGTGTTCAAGGGCTTTAAATACTAACGGGTTCGGACTTGGCTTTTGTATCCATCCTATTTTACTATCAGTTCCCTTGATCACACTTTTATGGGTTCTTTTCTTTAAGGCATTAACCATAAGAGGGTCATCAGTAATCGGCGTTGCGTATGTTGACTCTGCAATGCCGTCTATCATGAGTCGTCTTAAATTGGTAGCGTCCTTTTGTTCATTCTCAAGTATCGCACCCAGGGCGGTTCCATCTATTCTGTGAGCTTGTGGGAATCCTGCACAAATAAAGAAAGGCGGTTTGACATATATGTTTTCCTGGACTGCAAGAACAACCCCAGAACATGTCGTAATAACTACAGGTTCAAGAAATCCGTCCCCCGTCACGTCAAGGCGATAATAAGATTCGTATATCGTAACCTGAGCGTTCGGTCTGGTTTCGGGCCTTGTTGTATCTACTCCCATCAAACTGTCTACCGTTTCGTCAATCTTGCGGTCGTTCTCTTCTGCTGATACTTCTGCACTTACCTCTGTATCGATTTCAAGTTTTTGGGCGACCAAGTCAGTGGACCCTTTCCGATATACACCACGCTTTTCCATCTTTGCAAGGTAATCAAGTGTCTTTGGAACTCTATGCTCAACGAAGGTTGCAGATTCAACATCTTTTGCGTCTGAGCTTATATAAAACTCTGAACCCGGAACACATTCTATCCGGAAACCCTTAAAGTGTCTTTCCTTGACAATAATCGTTATCTTTTCGTACCCTGACCAATAATCATTTGTGAGGTTAAATTCTTCAACAGGAGTTGCGCTCTTTATCTCGACATTATCATTTTGCTGTAATTCCTGCATTTCGAGGACTGATAGTCGAGGTATCTTTTGCTTTTTTTCTCTCCATTCTTCAGTATAATACGCTTTTAGAATCCCGAACTCAGTATTTAGCACCTGATAAATAAAGTCCTGGTCCATGATGCGCTCGAACTTGTTGTGTTGGTATAGCTGATATTTGATAAGTTTTTGATTAAGCTCTGCCCGGTCCTGGTCATCTGCCTTGAGTTTGAACCACTCCCCGGTGAATCTTTCGACAAGGTTAGGTTTGAGTCCCTCTATAGCGTCCCATATTGAACTTGAGATAGTCTTTGACCAACCATCCTGTTCGTTGCCGTAAGGGTCTTGCCTGTATGCTTGAAGCCATTTGAGCCTGTTCCCTGACCGCTCTTCTTGGAAATCAACTGAGTCCTGCCTGGCTGTTTCAAGGATTGCAATTACTTCATCATCTTTTAAGTTTATTTTCATTGTCTCACGCCTATGGAGAAAGTAGTCTTTATTTTTGTAACATGCTTAAATAACATAGTTTTTCAAAACCTCTAAAATCACAATAAAACCCCCTATCCAGTCACATATTTTGCAAAAATTATATGAATAAATAGAATCCATATAAAAATACACCATGATCCTACGACATATTGCAGTATTAATGGCGTTTTCATAATAAAGCCCCTTCTAATGCTTCATTGTCAAAGTTAAGAAAGATAGCGCTGCCTGAGTCTTCCCCTGTGTACACTTCAGCCGTTGCGCTTGCATGGTTTCTTGTAAGCATGAAAGCGTCACCAAGATTGGGTGATTCACGTTTAAGCCTGTCCATAGCTTCTTTCTTCGCTTCTACTTTAATTAACATTTTCCCTGGTGTGTATGAATAGAGATACGTGGCAAGCTCTGCCATGAGCTTATCCATTACGGCTTTATCACCAAAGTCTTTATACTTGATTGAACACATTTTATCTTCCCAAAAAAGCTTAGTTCTCCACCATAAATCTGACCTGAGATTAAAGTAGTGTTTGTTTTCCGGGCTTGCTTCTCCCACGTTGGTAGCTATGACAGGTAAACCCCATGCCTTCAGCGTGTCTGCTACTCCTGCTCCATATCCAATACTGTCTATATATCCTTGGGTGCATTGGTTCTCTAAAAAGATTTCCCTGAACCTGCCAGCAACAGCAAATGTATCAGCAAGTCTAAACTCCCCGGCGTTTTGCACTGTTTGACCTTGAACTATAACCCAGGCTGAAGGATCACCACCAAGGGACAAACCAACATCCATACCCATAATTCTTGGGTGTCCGTGGTATGATACGTTTCTATCCTTGGCACTCTCCACAACCTCAAAGGCCAATAGCTGGTCAACTGAGGCCCGCGGGAATAGGCCTCTAACCCTTACTCTAACGTAGTCTGAGTCTTCACCATTGTCTTCTACAAGCTGCTTGATGAACTCTTTGTTAGTTATCTGTACGTTTCTTGAGTCGATCTGGTAACATATATGCCTGTGGCGTTTCTTCCTAAAGTGTTCTCTAAACTCTCCGTCTGTCCTGGTTGGATTGCCAACGCTGAATTGCATAGGCTCGCCGTCTGTCAAGCCTCCGTCCTGAACTACAAATATCTCAGTAGGTATAGCGCTTGCTTCATCGTTGATATACCATGATGTAGAGTCTGCTGCGTGTTGCCCCTGGAAAGCCTCTGAGTTATCTTTTTGACATGTCTGAGCAGTACAAAACCAGGACTCAGGGAAAAGTTTATGGGCCATTCTCATGGAACCACGCCCGGAAGTTATTTTAAACCAATGACCTGCTATTGACTTCTTAGTCCATTTTCTTATTTGGGGCCATGTCTTAGACTCAAGCTGTGCGCCTGTATTGGCTGTGACTGTTCCTTGAGAGTTTGGCCTTGTTTGGGTTATGAAGTTCGTTAACCAGCCGGTCATAGCCGATTTGCCTATGCCATGACCAGACACAACATCCATCCTGATTGGCATTACAGCCATTACACCGTCAAACCCACGATCTTTTATTTCAACACCAAGCCGCTCTAAAAATTCACACGCCCATTTATCAGGACCATATTTTGAATTGTATTTTGATGCCCAGGGCTCGGGCAGTTCACAGAGCTGTATTGATTTATCAGTATCCCAGGGATATGAAAACATGACATAACCAAGAGGATCGGCATAATACTTCGATAACTCTTGGGCTAACTGTTTGTCTGCATCATTTACCATTCATTCGATTCCTGCCGGCTTGTAATGCTTCTATGATGTCCTTACCTGCTGATACCTCAATCTCTGCTTTATCACGCCACTCTGCTGATTTTCTATTCTTGAGCCAAAATATCATTGATGTTGGGTCCGGTGCATAATGCTTTGTCATGTCAATAGTTTCCCAATCACCATCAACAAATTGTGCTTTTGTTTCTGTGTGTTCATAGCCCTTGGCTCTTTCATATAAAGACCGCTCAACCTCATGATCTGCAATTAGTTTCCAATCCTTTAAGGACTCAAAGAATAATGGTTTTTGTTTCTTCCAATTATTAAAAGTCTGTTCTGTAACACCAACAACGGAAGCCATCTCCTTATCAGTGAAGCCTTTCAGCGCAAGTATCTTTATCTGTCTTTGTCGTTCTTCAGTGCATGTGCTTTTTCCTGCCATGCTTCACCTTCCTTATACAAACTACAAAAGCCAAAGTTTTGAACCTCTCCGCATATTGTGCGTTTAGCCCGATATGTCATGCAATTCCCATGTTCTTTAGCCTGTGGGGTCGGAACCAACATAATAGGCATCAATAAAACCAATAAAATCAAATACATGAAAAAATTAACACTGAAAAATTTCATGTTAATATGCCTAATATTTCGAGTATAACTTGGATAGCGATTATAATTTCCATTTATTTTACCACCTCGATATCAGGAACCATACAAATAAATTTGGTCCCGTCAGTCCTGCCAAAGATCATAACCTCAAGCACTTCCATTTCAGGGCAAGGGGCTTTTTCAAAACATGAAGATTGTTTTTCATATTCTTTTATTTTCTCTGGCACTCCCATTTTTTCACGCCACCGCATTGTTTTTTACTGTCCTTGAATAGCCCAACCGCCACAGCAAATGGGGCTTACAAACTGGACTATTCCAGAAAGCTCGCCCCTGCTGACTAAGGAGGGAAAATCTATGTGTTTCGATTGTTGTTTATTCACATTGCACCGCCACCAGTGACTTTATAGCACCCGTCTGGTTGTAGTGGCATTTGTTTTCCTTTTGGGTTAACCGGATTGTATGATTGATCTGGGATTGTTTTTGCATCACGATAGCAGATACCGCCTTTTAGAATTAATTTCGGTTCTTCTTTTATTTCTCTATCTTCTGGAAAAATAAACATGATCCCCTTATAAAACTATTTAGATCCATTATCATTATGTACTATTTAAAGATATTGTCAACAGGCTTTTTTAAAGGCATGACATTTAACCATAGGCAATATGCAATCACCGCACACCGGAAACATACCGCACTCAAAAGGATTCTTACGATTAACATTTTTGACCTTAAATGGCTTTGTCTTCACTTTTCCGATTCCCTTGTTGTGATAATAAATACCCTGGATTAAAGACTTCTGCTTCTTCTTGTGCTTGTCACACCTAATTTTATACTTTCCTTTTAACGCCTTTGATTTACCCAATTCCACCCCACAATCGACACACCTTGGAAACCTTGCAACAACAATACCTAGTTTATGGTTATTACATATCCTGCCATTATAAAGCGTTCCGTCTTGTAATGGTCTTTTGTGTATCTTGTATGTTCCTTTTGCTTTATTCATGCAACCGCATGAATGTAGATACCTGATTTCTGAGTCTATTTTTTTCTTCATTTTGTTTATCTCTATTTATTATTTATTCGTCAATGTGGACATGTTCAGTTGATTGCATATGAATAATATGCTTTGCTCCATGCCTACCCTCAGACCAATCAACTTTTACTTTATCATGATCATAAATGCCCATTTTGTCGGCATTGTTGAACGAAAGCCCGAACTCTGCATGTAGGTTTCCCATCTTATGTTTACGGGCAAGCTTAATTATTTCAGATACAAACTTTTTATGTTTTTCTGTTATCATAATCATTCCCTCCAAAATTTAATTTTTAATCCACGGTCCCTCAATTTGCATTTTATTGGTTCAATATACACAATACCCAAATCAACTGGCATATAGTTCTTCATCCGTTCAGCATGGTATCTTATTTGCTCTGGTTCCTTTTGGGTGGTATCCTTGCCATCATAAAGTGTGAAAGCGCAAATAAGGGCTATTATGGTTAATGTTATTGATGTTTTTTTCACTAGTAATATCCAAGTGATCCACAAATAATATTTGGGGAGGTAACTTTTTTTACCTCATGTTTTTCTAAGGTTTTTCCATTATTTGGGCATGATATTGGATACCCATTCACCATAACAAGATTATCCCCGTGTTTATAGATAGTATATAATGGGATTCCTGTCCAGTGGTCCTCTATTTCTAATCCACAAATAGGGCATTCATAATGCGTTGTGTGCCCATTTACAAAAGCCATCTTACCTCTCCTTTTTTAAGCAGTCCGTTTGTCTGCTATTATTTTTAACGCCTTTTTTTAAGCAGTATCTTGGTAAAGTTAACGGCAGTAGTGTAATACTGTGGTACGGCTTTACTGTTGTACTGCGGTAAGTGCCTTTTACGGCTTTCCTGTTGTACTGTGCTAATATACTTATACAGGCTTACTGCCCTTCTTTTGGAAACCAAGCATACTTTTAGCCATTAGATTAAACTTAGTGTCCCCAGGTTCCCAACTTTCCCAACTGGTCTTGATTGAATATATTTGAAAGTCCCCCCTTGCCTTTCCACCATATGATGATACTTTCAAAAAACCATGTGCAAGAATATCTTTTATTGATGTCCAGATTGTTTTGTCAGTGTATTTTAATCGTTCTCTGATTTCTTTGTATGGCAATATTATTTCATTGAGATTTATTGGATAGAATTTTCCACGGCTCCCGGCTTTGTGATAAAGAACCTCATAATAAAATAAAATTAGAATCATTTTTGAAGCTGGCTTTAAATCAAGAAAAGCTGGTGATGTAAATAAATTATACTTTAGATGTGGTGGGAATTTTTCTGAATGTGGGTCTTTCATTATCAACCGTCCATTTAGTTGACGCCCTATAAAAAGAAGTGTGGGAAGCCGATTAGGACTTTCGGGGTTCGGGTCGCATACCCTATCCCACACGCTTAATATATTATTTTTTTGCATAAGTGTCAACATTTTATTTATACCCCAACCGCTCCAAGTAACTCAAACCATTCCCAATCAATCTACCGTCCAGCTTTGCCAAAACATTATTTCGCTTTTCTTCACAATTAGCAGAACAATATCCGTTCGTCCTGGGTTTGCTCCACTTAACAGTGAGGTAATATTTTAAACATTCTGCGCATCTTTTGAGTTTCACATCACACCCCCGAAATCAAGTAATCCCTGCCCTGTTCATGATTTGCCAAGTTTTCCTTTTTCATGGTTGCTCCTATAAATTCTTGAACTGCTCAATATAATAATCACAAAGTTCCTGGACATATTTTTTAGTCTTTGCTTTAGTCCTCATTTGCCAAAACGTGATCGCTCCCCGATGCTAAAGCACATGACAATCAAAGCAAAGCGGTAATGCGTCCCTGTCTGGTGGTTTGATACCTATGCCGGCATTTCCCAAAATTCTTTGGTGTGCTCCCACTACTTGACCGCCGCCACCTTTACACTCTGGATTGCAGCAGGTTTGTTTTTTTAGCCATTCTATGTATTTTTTGTTTTTACGCTCTGAATGGAATTTTGTATTTGATATGCCTAAAATCATCTTACCCCCTCAATAAAATCTTTTATAACCGGAACACCAACATACTTTTTAACTGGCTTTTTCTGCTTTGGAGTCAACCGGCATTCTTCAGGACACCAAGATTCCTTGAAGAATTTTTCAGGCACAATCTTTTCAATATAAATATCAAATTTATCGTAGCACCACTTTTGGTTTATTGAGAATTGCTTTGCGTCTGAATATTTATTAAAAGTCCCTTTGATATCAACCAAAACCCGATTTTTAGCCAAATAAGACGTGTTTATGAAATACTTATCCAACCACTCATGTATTACCGTAAAAGCGAAGTCAGGGCGATAATAATGGGGATGGAATAAGAATTTTTCAATTGTCTTAGTCTTAGTTTTAAGTTTCTTCTCATATTCGATCGAAGCTCTTTCACAAAGATGGATTGATTCTGGTTGATATTCTATGCCCGAAACAAGACCATGAAGATCTGCCTCTTTGAGCCAGTGATAAAAATACCATTCTTCATCTGATTTAAAATCTTCTCTTGTCATGGCTTATCCTTTTGTTTGATTGGTTTTATTTAATTTATAATCCGTACAAAATGGCCTTCAATGTCACAGCTAT